CTTTACCAAACAAAAAGATCGCTTGAGTTAGAGTGGGAGCAGGATCATATTAATTATGGTAAATATACCATTAATATGGTTAGGATTGATGAAGAGATAAGAAAAGTTATTAGCCATATTAAAGTGGCTGAAGCTAAAGAAGCTTTACATCAATCTAAGATAGAATCTGCTGCTTCTGAATTTTCTATAGCTGGTTAAATAAACCAAGCTATTATCGCTGGAAATAGCGTTTTCCTTATAAGGATATCTTGCACTTCATTAAAAACTAGTCTATAATTTAATTACTATACATAAAATATTCTACATGGACGCGTATAGTCGACGGCCTAGAGACTATGTGGAATTAACTAGGAGGATAATACTATGGCAAATACAACTTTTTCAGGACCAGTCCGATCGGAGAATGGTTTTGAATCTATCACTATCAATCAAACAACTGGTGCAGTTACTATCAACTCTACTTATGGAGCAGTAGTTATTGCAAGTACACAAGCTTTATCAGGAGCAGGTGCTGCAAATTTAACTACTTCTATTACTGAAGTTACAGCAACAGCTACAGGTAATGTAGTTACTCTTGCAGACGGTTCTGCAGGTCAAATCAAAACTATTACAATGGTTGCAGAAAATGCAGGAACAGATACTGTTGTAATTACTCCAGCTACTTTTGCTGGTGGTACTACAGTTACTTTAGATACTGTTGGAGAAGCGGCAACGTTTCAATACAACGCTACAATCGGTTGGGTGTTATTAAACACTAACGGTGGTTCAGTAGCATAATAATTAATTTAGTGTGGGGCTTCGGCCCCACATAAATTTAAGGAGAATAAAAATGGGATCATTTAAAGGTGACATACAGGCAACTAGATCTACTGCTGCTGCAGGTGCAACTGCAATTATTGCTCAACCAGTTAGGTTAAGAGGAATTATAATTGCTTCTGATGCGGGGGGAGCAGGTGTTTTAGAATTAACTACTACTTCTAATTCAGGAACAACTTTATTTATTGGAGATGTTCCAAGTGGGGATGTAATTAATTTTTCATTTCCTGAAGATGGAATATTATTTCCAAAAGGTATTTATTGTAAAACAAAAACTAATGTTGCTGCATACACATTATTAACAGATAAATATAGCGGTCCAAATTTGACAGCTAATTAGGAGGTTAGATGGCCAACACTACTTCCGGCACATATACTTTTGATAAGAACTTTTCTATTGATGAAATTATAGAAGAAGCTTACGAAAGAATTGGCATGCAAGGTAATGCCGGTTACGATATAAAAACTGCAAGACGTTCTTTAAACATTATGTTTCAAGAATGGGCAAACCGTGGTTTACATTATTGGGAAGTAGCAAGTAATAATATCACATTAGTAAGTGGACAAAATACTTATACTATGTATAGATCTACCTCTGATGGAACTTCAGATGCAACAGCAATCTACGGCGTTGATGATATTTTAGAAGCATCTTATAGAAATAATTCAACACCATCTAATCCTATTGATACTCCTTTAACTAAAATTGATAGATCGGCTTACCAAGCTTTTTCAAATAAATTAGCACCAGGACAACCAACACAATATTTTGTTCAAAGATTTATAGATAAAGTTACTATTACTTTATATACCACACCAGGTTCTTCACAGGCTGGTAATTTATTAAATTATTTTTATGTAAAAAGAATACAAGATGTTGGATCTTATACCAATGCAACAGATGTTCCATATAGATTTGTACCATGTATGTGCGCGGGCCTTGCTTATTATTTAGCGATTAAAAGAGCACCACAAAGAACTCAAGAATTAAAAATGTTGTATGAAGATGAACTAAACAGAGCTCTTACTCAAGACGGCTCATCATCTAGTTCATTTATTACACCAAAAAGTTATTATCCAAATATTTAATTATGGCTACATTATCAAAAGGAAAATATGCACAAGCAATATCAGATCAAAGTGGTATGGCATTTCCTTATAAAGAAATGGTTACTCAATGGGATGGTTTATTTGTTCATTTTTCAGAAGTTGATCCTAAACACCCACAACTAGAACCTAAACCAACTCAAGCAGATGGACAAGGATTACCTAAAGCAAGACCGGATAGAGTAGAGCCTCCGGTATTAATTTTATTACAACCAAATCCTTTTCAAACTATTAAATATTCTGGAAATACTTATGTAAATGTATATTCGCAAAACCACCAAAGAACTACAGGAAGTGTAGTTAGATTCTATGGGCCTACGGATGCAGATGGTTTTACTAATGTTCCTACTTTTGATGGAGTATCCGATATTAGTAACTCTAGTGGATTTACAATAACTGTTGGCAAAATTGATTCTAGTGGTAATGTATCTAAACCAAGTAATTATTTTTATTTCCAAAGCTCAGATACGGCTATTAATGGGAATATACAAGGAGGAGGAAGTGCATGTTCCGCGGGACCTGTCACTTTAGAAGCGTAATATGACCTATGCAGAATTAGTACAGAAAATTAGAGATTATTGTGAAGTAGATTCCAATGTATTTACTTCTACTATTATTAATGGTTTTATATCAGATGCTGAATGGAGAATTCAAAGAGAAATAGATTCAGATAACAATAGACAATATGCACAAGCGGATATTATTTCTGGACAAAGATATGTAAATACACCTCTTATTAGTGACGACACTTTAGTTATTAGATCTTGTCAAATCACTAATTCTACAGGGGGTGCGGATAACTCTAGTAGGTCTTTTTTAGAGTATAGAGATACTAATTTTATATCCGAGTATAATGGAACAGGAACCCAAGGATTACCTAAATACTATGGATATTGGGATGAAAACACTATTGTAGTAGCTCCCACACCTGATCAAAATTATAACATGCAGATAAATTATATCTTGAAACCGGCTGGATTATCAGCTAGTAATACTACTACATATTTAAGTACAGAATTTCCCAATGGACTTTTATATGCATGCTTAGTTGAGGCATATGGATTTTTAAAAGGTCCTATGGACATGATTCAGTTATATGATAAAAAATATGCTGAAGCGGCAAAAGGATTCTCAATTGAACAAATGGGAAGAAGAAGAAGAGATGAGTATACAGATGGCCCACCTCGACTTCGACAAACACAATAAGGAGTAAATACAAATGGCAATAACACAAGCAGTTGCAAATAGTTTTAAAAAACAAGTCCTAGAAGGATCTCATAAATTTCAATTTTCTGGTGGTGATGTTTTTAAACTTGCTTTGTATGTCTCTACTGCAACATTAAATTCTACTACTACAGTATATAGTGCTACTGGCGAAGTTGCTAATAGCGGTCAATATGCTGCAGGTGGTGGGAAATTAGTAAAACCAAATCCAAGTACTTCCGTTGCATCAGGTGTTGCAATTGTAGACTTTAATGATTTGTCATTTACTGGTGTAACAATCACAGCTAGAGGCGCATTAATTTATAATACTTCATCAGCTAACGCAGCTGTTGCAGTTTTAGATTTCGGTGCAGACAAAACAGCAACATCAGGAACGTTTACAATTCAGTTTCCAGCGTTTACAACTTCAGCAGCTATTCTAAGAATCGGCAACTAATAGGGAGCTAACCTATTATGGCCAATACGTGGGGCGAATTAAGTTGGAACAGTGGACAATGGGGCGAACAAAATGACGCCACAGTTGCGCTCACTGGAATCCAATTAACCTCACAACTTGGTGAAGAAGACAGTTTCAATACTACTGGTTGGGGAAGATATGCATGGGGAGAACTAGCATGGGGAGCTCCTTATCAAAATGCAATCGCTTCTGTAACAGGTTCTCAAATAAATTTATCTTTAAACAATGTTGGACTCTCTACTGAAATAAATGAGGGTTGGGGAAGATTAACCTGGGGAGAAAATGCTTGGGGTATTGCAGGTGATGTAATAGTCACAGGAATTGGTTTATCCTCAAATATTCAATCAGGATCCGTTACAGCGGAAGCAGAAGTTACAACAACAGGGCAACAATTATCTTTAACTGTAGAAAATGTAACAGCATTTGGTTTAGCTCAAGTTCCTGTTTCAGGACAACAGTTAACTAATTCTTTAGGAACAGTAGATGCAGAACCTGATGCAATGGCAACAGGTATTCAAATGAGTTCATCGGTTGGAACGGTGGATGCGTACAACCTAACAGGTTGGGGAAGATTAACATTTGGTTCTGAAGTTTGGGGAGCTACAGGTTATTGGGCTTTTGCTGAGACAACAGGTATTCAATTATCAGCTAATTTAGGTACTGCAGTACTTGATGCAAATACATTAGTAGATTTAACAGGAAATAATTTAGTAGTATCTGAAGGTACAGCAGATCCTTCTCCAGACGCTACCGTTACTGGTATAGGTTTATCTGCAAGTGTTGCTTTAGGTTCAGTAGTTGAAGCAGATGCTAATATATCATTAACAGGTCAAGAATTAACTTTATCATTAGGAACAGCTATTTTAGATGCAATAACTTTTGCTTATCCTAGTGGAATACAGTTAAGTTCAGTTGTAGCATCAGCTGTTGCCGGTGCTTCGGCAGAGGCGTATCCAACAGGAAATCAAGTAAATATAAGCCTTGGAAATTCATTATCTCAAGTATGGACTATAGTTGACACTGGCACTTCTGTAGCTTATACTGAAGTTTCTACCGGATCTAGTGTCACGTGGAATAATATTGACACAGCCGCTTAAATTTAATAATTAGTACAATATAAGGAATTAAAAATTATGGCATCAAGTTATTCTACAGATCTAAAACTAGAACTAATGGTCACTGGTGAAAAAGCCGGTTTATGGGGTGACATTACCAATACCAATTTAAATATTCTTCAACAAGCTATCGCTGGATATCAACAAGTTGGAGTTACATCAGGAGCAACATTAGCTTTTACTAATGGAGTTTTATCAAATGGTAAAAACTCTGTAGTTGATATGACAGGGACAATTGCAGGAAACGTAAATGTAACCATTCCAGATGGAATTGAAAAAAATTACATTTTAAAAAATTCTACAACCGGAGCTTACAACGTTGTTTTTAAAACAACTTCTGGCTCAGGAGCTACTTTTAAAAGCACAGACAAAGGTACTAAAATTGTCTATTCAAACGGAACTGATGTTATTGATGTTTTTGCTAATCAAAAGGAAATTGGACTATTTACAATACCTTCATCTGATGGTACTAATCAACAAGCAATTGTTACAGATGGTTCGGGAACTTTAAGTTTTGCAGGACCTTACGCAACAACAGGAAAAGCTATTGCAATGGCAATGGTTTTTGGGTAAAAGATAACAGGAGATAAAAAAATATGGCAAACCCGAATATAGTAAATGTAACTACAATTTATGGAAAGTCGCTACAAGCTGCTTTAAATACAACTCTTACTACAGAAATTTTAGCTAACGCTGCAGCTTCTGGACAAATCTATAAAATTAATACAATATTAGTTGCAAACATAGATGGAACTAATGCAGCTGATGCTTCTGTGTTTATTACAAAATCTGGTGGATCACCGATTGCAATTGCAAGTACAATTTCTGTACCAGCTGATTCTACATTAACTGTAGTTGATAAAAACACTTCTTTATATTTAGAAGAAGGTGATAATATTGAAGCTGGAGCAAGTGCAGATAATGATTTAGTAATTACTATATCTTATGAAATTATAAGTTCTTAAGGAGGCAATAAGCATGGCTTATTTTGCTGAACTAAATAACACCAACGAGGTTGTAAGAGTAGTTGTCGTATCTGATGATATTCCTACTTCCAATGGTTTATTAAAAGATAATCCGATGCATGTAGATGGAGAAGAATGGTGTAAAAATAATATACCAGATCATCCAGATCAAATAAGAAGTCCTAAAGGAGTTGCTTGGAAACAATGTTTTAATGATGGAACTACTAGAGGAATATTTCCAGGTCCAAATTGTATTTATTCTCCTCAATATGATATTTTTGTTCCTTTTAAACCAGCTGGAAGAGATGATTGGGTTATAAACCCATCTACTTTTAGATGGGAGCCAACTCATGGTTGGTATGGAGCAACATTACCTAATGGAAAAATTCCATTTGAGCATTATGATGATATTAATAAAAGATGGCTGAGTTTATTACCTCCAAAGGGAAATTCAGAAGATATTAATCCTAATTATATTTTTAAAGATCAATTTTATTGGAATCCTGTTACTAGTGAATGGGTTCCTTTAACTGATGTAGAATCAATGTATTTAAATGATGGTACTACAAGATCAAGAGTATTTTGGAACTTTACAAATAATAGAATAGAACATTGGGATAAAGATGCAGAAACTTCGGAAGAAACATGTACTTTTTATTGGGATAATGTTAATAATACATGGGTAGGTATATAAAATTATGACAAGCACTTTAGGACAAGGAAATAATAATGGAGGAGTAATTGGACCAGTTAATGATCCAAATTATACTCCAGCATTACCCGCAAGAGTAAGTACTATTACATCTCCCGGTTCTTTTACTCCTCAAGGAAATACAACAGCTGCGGTTTTAGTTGTGGGTGGAGGAGCAGGCGGTCCAGCTTGTGGAGATACATTCAATAGACATTCTGGCGGAGGAGGAGCAGGCGGAGTTTTATATGCTTCTAATTTTACTTTTCCAGGAAGTCC